TCCTAAAGCCGCACGTGTTGCTGCGAGATAGTCAACACCATCGACTTTAAAAATATAGTTCAGTTTATCAATTTCAACGTATGTGACATCGTCAATGTCGATTTTTAAATACAAGGCTTCAAATTCCGTCGATCCTCCCGTGGTCGCACCGGTCTCCCACTTTCCAGGATCAACCTTCATGGTCGGTCCTTGAATAACGACGCGCACACTGCGCACTACATGCTGTCCGCGTGCAGCTTCGTAATCCTGGAAAGCACCTCGACAATCGAGTCTATGTGACTTTTGCTGTATAAACTGCAGGATGTCTTTGGATACGGTTTTCCAGTTCAGCGTCAGTTTCATGCTTTGTGTGTGGCCGAGCGTCGGGGACTCATACTCGCCGGCAATTCCCGCGCCTTTTACCGTATCTTTCATCGGTTCGAAAGAAGGGAGTTGCAAATCTGCAACCCCTTTGAGGTCATTTGTTCCGTCATTATATACGCGAAAGGCTTGTAAGCGTTCAGGAATCGTATTTACTGCCATGGTGTTTCACCTCCATAAAAGTTAAAAGTTAAGCTGTAAACAAGGCATCAAAGTAATTCACATCGAACTCAAGGGTGAATCCAATCTCTTCAGCTGGAACCGGCGGTGTAAGGAAGATGTGGAATCTTATTTTACCGTTGATTAAGTCTGACACAGGGTTTTCACTTTTGAGGAATTCAACACGTCCCCCGAGCAAGGCTCCTTTTGCGGTCAAACCATTTAACCAGATGTTGATGCTGTCGACAACGGTATCAATGAGCCTTTTGTTAGTCGGGTTGTCGACTTTGTCCCAGTAGGTCAGAATGATTTGATTTCCTACCCAGTTAAACGTTCGGCGTACCGGAATGAAATTGTCTTTGACATCGGCAGATGCCGGGAATGCAGCGGTTCGGCTTCCCCATAACTTCCAGCCTCCGACCCAGTTCAGGGCTGTTACAATCCCCTGGCTATTTAGATATGAGGCTTGATCAGGGCCGAGAGGAACTTCGTCACCTGTTGCTGTCACTGCACTATCTGCTTTAATAGCTCTGTTTGATGGACTGAAATAAGGAATGTCATCGTTAGCTGCATCCGTCAAGCTGATCACACCGGCTGCTTGCGTGGAAAGGTGATACACGTCGTCACCTAGCTTTACTTTGGGCCAGCAAGCAATTTGGAGTGGATCCGTGTAATTTTTAGTGTTCTTCCATGCCGGTGCTTTTGAATATACGTCCGCACCTGTCGCCGAAGTATCGATGTCCGTAATTGCTGTTGCTTTGAAAAGACCGTTGATGTTGCTTGATTTAGCAATCATGATAGCGGCCACTGTCGGGTTTTGGCTCCATCCAGGCGCGAGAATAAGCCCAGGAACGAGTCTGAGCAACGGAAACACACGGTTAATGAGTTCAAGCCCCGTGTAGGCGCCTGTCGTGCCGTTAACGCCTCCGATGATTTCAGCTTGTGTAATCGCCGTTGGTTTCAACTTGTCATAAGTAACGATAATCGTGTTTTGACCTGCGCCGATTTTTCCGCCACTAATAGCTGAAACGAAAATGTGTCCATCATCATTAAAGGCAGCGGTGTAATCCGTGTCTTTCTCGAGCACATCGCCATTTTCGATTAGTTTGACTTGCAGCGAAGGCAACAGGATACCTTCGACTTGAATCGTTGAAATGCCGACATTCATTGGTATGCTTTCGTTCGTAACGGTCTCTTTATGCACGGCAGGATCAAGGACGTTAATCAGAACAGCTGGTGAAGCGCCGTAAAGCTCAAAGTGGGATTTGATGAATTCACATAATGTGAAGTTGCTCCAGTCATCCGAATAACCCAGCGCTTTTACAGCTTCTGCGAAGCTGAATGCGAGAATCGGTTTGTTTACATTGCTGACATCTCCAAGATTGACAGGAGCTGTTCCCACGACCACAGGTAAAGAAGCATAGGCCGCTGCAGAAGATAAAACAGACGTCGGAGACTCGGAGACGGTTAGTCCGTGCTTATAGGCCATTAAACGGAACCTCCTTGGATATATTGTGTAACTTCGTTTAGCCCAATGCTTTCTGGCGTTCCTTTGACAGCTGCAGCTTTCTGAAAGCGTGCGAAGTCCTCAATCGGTACGAATAATTTCGTAAGGGACGGGCATTTGCCGGTGTGCTCTTCGAAGTGGGGTGGGATACATCCCGTATAAACGGCAAATTGATTCAAGTTGATCTTTGGGAAGTTAGGGCCGCAATAAATAACGTGCAACACTTGCTGTGCTTCCTTTTTTGGCTTAGCCGAGGACATCCAAAATGCCTCCTTCTTCTTGTATTTGTGGGATCGTGAAATTGACTGTCATCATAGCAACCCATTCAGGGAATGGCTGTTCCTCTGGAAGATCCGTCTTTATGGGTTTTTCCATGATGAAAATATTTCCGATGATACGCTGTTTAATCAAGGCTTGCTTGATGCGTGTAATAACATTCATTGCGTCTCTCCAGCCATTTTGTTCGTCTTGGCTGTACGTACCTGCGATAATGCGGACATGGGCTGTATTGCTCTCTAGTGCATCGGTATCTTCCAAAAAACGAACAACAACGTGCGGAAAGTCGGGAACTTCCTGTTTTTGTGCCGTTTTCTTTTCTCGTAAGTAGCCAGCGACAACTTGCGGTTGCTTGCGCACACCTGGAACATTGGTTTCAAGATCAAATTCGGAGACGACCGATTGGATAAATAATACAAGTTGGTCAATTAGAATGATCGGTGTCATCCTTTTCCCTCCAATATGCGATCAATTTCATGTGTTAATCGTTCTTCGAGCTTTTCGCTAGCCTGGGTTTCTACCCATTCTTTGACGCTTGGATTTCCAAGCATTTGAGGGATCGGCGGGCCGTATAGCTCTTGAATTGGTTTTCGCTGCTTGCCGGCACGAAGGAATACACCGATGTGGCCACTTTTCATTCTCGCGACGAAGGCACTTTTGATGGGGCCGCCTTCCCCCTTTTTCACCCTAACAATAATCGCTGCATTCCTTCTTGGCTGCGGCTGCTTCGGGGTGACGTTGAATTTGGACAGAGAAATCGCATTCCCGCGCGAGATTACATTTGCAGACAACGCGCCTGGTCGCTGAATGCGGATCGTCGCAATGACATCGGAGTGTTTCACGAAATAAGTTTCGCGGACTTTTCTGGCAGCTTCTGTCCTTGCCGTTTCCGCTGCACGCTGGATGGCGCTCGACATCGCTTTGGGAGCAGCTTCTGGCAGATGCCGCAGCATCCGCTCGGCCTTCTCGATCTGACCGGCTGTAACTTCGATCATGCTTCGTTAGCCTCCAATACAATTCTCACCATGCCGGCGGAGTGTGAACAATCCATAACACGGTGCAACATCCCGTCCAGATACATGTGCTGCATGATGGCTGGCACTTCGTCGATATCAGATAACTGGACGTAAATCGTGATCTTCTTTACGTACACGCCATTAGCGGCGTTATACAGGTCTAAAGGCTGCCGGTCGCGTTCGCTCGAATTGTCCTCATCGATCAGGATGGGTATTTCTTTGCCGTCAAGGTCATGAAGATCGGCGAATTCCTCAGTATTGAGGAAAACGCCGATGTCCTTTTGAATGATGTCCTTGAAACTTGGCATCTTATTTGTCCTTCAGTTCGACCAGTTTGTCAGCGAGCATCTTAAGCGCATTCGTCCGCGGATTATCACGGCTTTCTTCATCCTGGAGGAGTTGTTCCACGATTTCATGGTTTTGCTCGGCGGCGAGAAACTTCTTAAGCTGAGGGATGGTCATTACATTTTCGGGATTGTCCGAATCAGCGTTACCTTCAACCATCGAGCAAATGCCTTTTTCAACAAGGCTTTCTTGCTCTTCACTTGTGAGGCCATAAACAATCGCGCCGGGGAAGTGAGTCTCTCCACCGGCGCGAACGCGAAATTTTTCTACTTTTACTGGCATATGAATCCTCCTTATAGGACCTGGGCAACGAACCAATCGTCAATGTCCTCGGGTTTAGGAACCGGTCTGGAACTGATTCGGATCATGCGCACGTCATTATCCTCATCAGCCCAAGATTTCGGAACACGTGAACCCTCGATGGTAACGAATTGACCTTGTTCAAGTTGGGTAACGGCCCCATAAAGCACCTCGCCCATATTTGGACGCGCAAGTAGGACTTGATCTGCAGGTACAAAAGGGAACTCATTCCCATCATCATCAAGATACCAATCATTATAGGTAAAGATATCAAGGCCCAGTTCAGCGATGCGGCCGATATAGGTAAGTGCGTCATCTTTTACAGTTGGATTGATCTGAATCAGTGTGGAATTAAACTGCTTCAGCTTTTCGGATACATCGGGATCAGCCAAGAATTGCTCAAATGCATCGTCTCCGAAAATAGCCATGGTCGGCGCATGTCCTGATTTACGAATGACTTCTTTTCTCCAGCGTTTCAAATCGTCCAGCTTGGTCGATGTGGATTCGCTCCACAAATGGGTGCCCGTGAGAATTTCCTTATTCGTAAACTCATAATCCAACGTCTGATCGATCGTTTTGTTGTTGGCTGTATCGATGTAACCGTTCATGGTAATTTTTCCATTGAACAGTAGTTCACGAATCATCCATTCTTCACGGCGTGTGATCATTTCATCCAGCTCGTTAATATCTCTGCCGAGTAACTCCGCTTGACGATCCGCTGGGGTCCGAGGGCTGAACAGGTTCTCGCCCATGCCACGAATCACCAAATCATCGACCGTGAGTTGACGCTGCGGCGCAATTTTGGGAGCCGTATATTTATCTGTTCGATAGCCCTGTCTGTCCATCGTTACACCACCTACACGGGGAGCGACGAATGGGGCCATTTTGCGTTTGCCCTTCTTGAAATCTAGTAGCACGTCTTCTGTTGTAAAAGTCTGAATGCCTGGGAAAAAGGTATCGCGGAAAAACGTGCGGATTGGCATCATCTTGTTAATGGCTGCCAGCATGCTTTGAGTGCGGTAAATGTTTACGTTCACAGGTGAGTCCTCCTATTAGTACGCGATATTATCGCGGAGATAGATGCCGACGATGCGGAGATGGTCTTCATGTTTATCCGCAGTGTCCGTGCCGCCGAAAATAAGCGCTTTACGGTTGAACGTTCCTGCACTGTACGCGCTGGCTACAACATTGCCGGCTGTCGTGTCCACATCATCCGTTAAAATGCAGTCAGCAGTTTGGCTGCCATCAGCTTTGCTGCTATCAACGGATACCGCTAGCGCGGATGCGGTAATGATGCCGACGACTGTACCTCGTTTCAACACAGCTTGACCGGACTTCAAGGTGATGGACTTGATCTGAATGTCAGCCATAGGCATGCTGCCTAGCAGGTTATCATACGTTACGGAATCAGCTTGTTTCGTGTATAAGTTTTGGGTCATTATCTTCTACCCTCCTCATATCGTCTGCGGTTCGCGTTAGCTGCATTGGCTACGCGGTCAATAACTGCAGCATCTTTAATTTCTTTATCATCTGGCGGGGCAGCAGCGGCCACTTCTTCACCATCTTCGAGCTCGGCTTCCCGCTGATTCAAAAATTTAGTCGCTTTGCCGGCGTCGTTCTTTAAAGCTTGAAACGCAAGCTCCTGCGCATTCATCGGTGTTTCATATTTGGCTTTGTTAATGAGTTCGCTGGAGATGGTCGCTGAAATGCTGTCGATAGCCTTCATGCGTTCACGCTCATTAGCAGCAGCGCTGTTCTCCAATTGATTGCACAAATCAGGGAAATGTCGTTTTAAATCTTCAATGTTTTTGATGTCCAAAGTGATTTCACGCTCCTGCGTATGATTAATGGGTGACGAAGTTGATCGAGCTGTAACCTGAATGGCAGGTGGCGCTGCTGCAGCGCGATTTTTAATTGAAGGCCGCGTATTAAATTTACTCAGGTCATGCGTGACTGAGTTGACAATCATAAACCGACCATCATTGGTCACAGAGGCATCTAGGCTTTCATCTTCAAACAAAATTTGATCGATGAAGCCCTCCGCCTTTGCTTCTTCGGCGGTCATCCATGACTCTTCATTCATCATGTCTGATAGTTCCTGGCGATCTCGCCCTGTTTTGTTGACATAAGAGTTAATAATGCTCTCTTTGACGGTATCCAAGACATCAGCCATTTTCTTCATGTCATCCGCATTGTACATGCCATATAGAACTAACAGCGGATCATGAATCATGAACAGTGCATTCGATGGGGCCTCAATAGAGTCGGCGGCCATAGCAACAATTGTCGCTGCACTGGCTGCAACCCCTTCAATTCTAACTGTGACATTCGCTGCATGAGATTTGAGGGCCGTATAGATGGAAATGGCTGCAAACACATCGCCCCCCATGGAGTTAATGCGGACAGTTAA